CGATCTCGTTTCGGATTGACGTGAACTGACCAAACTTCAGCCATGAGTTCCCGTCGTTACTGATGAACGTGGATCCCTCGGCCGCGCCCACGATTTTCGACGTGTTGATCGTCGCACTGGTGATGACGCCGTTTTCCATGTACATTTTGCCGGTGTCCAGGTTGAAATAGGAGTTTCCTCCCTTGAGGATGCCGGTGTCGATGTATTCGGCGTTGATGTACAGTTTGCCGCCGAGCAGGTAGAGGCCTTGGGACTGTCCGTTGTTGGTGAGCTTGTTGAAAATGTAGGTTTGGGTCAGCTCGCCCTCGAACGTGTCGACCGCGCTTTTTGACTCGTCCGTCGCGAACGCTTTCGCCGCTGCCAGCACGGTGGTGTCGCCACTGTCCGCGTACGCTTTCGACGAGGCGAGGGTTTTCGCATCAGCCGCATCCGAGTGGGCGTTCGCATTCGCCTCAGCCGCGTTCGCTTTGCTCGTCGCATCCTTAGCCGCACTATCCAGCGTGGCCTTGTCGCCGGCCTGAGCCTGCGCCTGAGCCCACTCTTGGGCTTCCTGCTTGAGCTGCTCGGCGTAGCTTTTCGTGGACAGGTCGCCCAGCGTCGTGTCCTCGCCGATCGAGGTTTGTGAAGACAGGCTAATCTCGCCGGTGTCCAGATCGATGTAGTTCAGGCCCTTCTTGTCCGTCAGCCGGCCGGTTTTCACGAGCGCCGCGTCCAAAACACCGGTCTTCATATAGGTGGCGTTCAAATACAGGAGGCCGCCCTGCAGGTAGATGCCCTGCGTGGCCCCGTTGTTCGTCAACCGGTCGAACACGCTTTTCTGGCCTAGTGACTCGTCGAGCGCGTCCACATACGCCTGAGCCGCCGCCTTCGCCGCGTCGCTATCCGACTTGGACTGCGCCTTCGCCGCGGTCAACGCGTCAGCCGCCTTGGTTTCGGCGTACGTTTTCGCCTCAGCGAGCTTGGCCGCGTCGGCGGCGTCAGCCTGGCGTTTCGCCTCGTTGATCGCCGCTTGTTTCGCAGTGTCCGTGTACGAGTTCGCGTCCGAAAGCGTCTGGTCCGCGTACTGCTGCACGGTCTTGCCGCCGACCAGCGCGCGGGCCGCGAGACTGACCTCGCCGGTGTCCAGATCGATGTAGTTCAATCCGGCGGCGTCCGCGAGGCGACCGGTGAAGAGCGTGTCAGCGAAGATGCCCTTGCCGTTGGCGAGTGATCTGAAGTTCCAGTCGCCGTTCGCTTTCCTGCTGTCGGCGATGCGCCAGTAGCCGCCGCCGATTTGGATGCACTGCGTCGGGTTCTGGTCGCGTGGCTTGTCGTACACGTAGATGCCCTGGCCGGGCACGAGGTACGTGTAGCCGCCGGTCGCGTTCATGATCTCGTTGACGCGGTTGATCAGATCGCCGATGTAGGGGCCGCTGCCGGCCGCGGCGCTGTTCCATGCGCCGCTGCTGTTGATGAGCTTGTCGAGATGCTGGCGTTGGGTGTCCTGCCTGCCGGTGAGGGTTTGGATGATGTTGCCGAGGGTGATGGTGGTTTCGGCGTTGCCGGCTCCGAGGTGTTCCTCGATTTCGAGGATGCGGCCTTCCAGTCGCAGCGGCGTGGGGAAAGTGGTGTCGATGATTTGCACGCCGTCGCCGATGTCGGTGCCTTCGGCGTCGTATCCGGCTTGGCCCAGGCTGATCACGTCGGCCTCGTAGCTGACGGACGGGTGGTTGTGTTCCTTGAGGTATGTCTTGGCTTCGGCGAGGAGCTGTTTGGGATCCTCGCAGTCGCCGTTGTCGTACTGGCCCTCGCTGTGCCGGCGTCCGCCTTGCCCATCCGGGAGTCCCCACGTGGCAAGCGCGGAGGTGTCGTCGATGTAGGGTTTGCCGTTGTTGATGTCAGCGAAGGTGATTTTGCGCGAGTAGCCGCCGGTGCTGTTGCCGTCGTCGTCGGTTGATTCGACGCCTTTGCCGTAGGCGTAGAGGCGGGTGATGGGTCGTTCGGTGTTGACGGTGCGGCGAATGCCGGTGAGGTCTTTGCCGTAGGTGAAGCGTTTGCCGGTGTCCGGGGTGCCGCGTCGTTCGAGGAGGCTGATGGTTCTGGTGCCGATGCCGTCGCCGGTTTGGTTGGCGGTGTAGCTGGTTTCGAGTTCGAGGCCGTAGGTGTCGCAGATGTTTTGCAGGGCTTCGAGCACGCTGATGTGGTAGAAGGCAAGGTCGGCTCGTTGGGTGGTGGTGCCGGCTTGGACTGTGCCTATGGTCCAGCGTGTGTTTTCGAGGGCTTTGGCGAGGCAGCCGCTGGCGGTGGTGTCGCGGTTGCGTTTGTCTTCGATGAGGATGGTGGCGAGTTCGTTGACGGCGTCGACGGCGGTGACGGTGGTGGCCGGGGTGCCGTTGGTGCGGTTGGCGTCGGTGGTATCGACTTCGTATTCGCGGATTCGGTTCATGGAGTCGGCGAATACGAGGCGGTCGCCTTTTTCGACGTCCTGGTCGGTGATGAATTCGATTTTGTCGGTGCCGTCGATGTTGCGGGTGCGCGTCACCGTGCCGATGGGGATGATTTCGCCCAGATAGGCGTCCCATCGGCTGTATTGGGAGAGGCGCATGGTGGTGTCCTTTCTAGATGAGGGTCAGTGGCTGGTAGGCGATGGTGCCGGTGCAGTTGGTGCAGGTGATGGTGGTGGTTTTCGGCAGGATCGGGAAGTAGTCGCTGTCGATGGTGACGGGGACGAGGTTGCCGGCTATCCGTGCGGTGGATTGGCTGGTGTCGATGATGATTTGGCCGGTGATGGCCGTCCCGCGGTTGATGGTGATGTGGTGGCCGTGCTTGTCGGCTATGGTGATGGATTTCGCCCCGTTGGCCGGGGTGAGCGTGTAGGTGGGCCATGCGGGGCGGTTGCCGTCGACGCGGACGAGGTTGTCGCCGGCTTTCAGGGGTTTCGACCGCTGCCGGTCGTACAGGTACGGGTCGGCGTCGATGGTCAGGTCGCATTCCGCGTAGGTCCATACTCCCCATGCCCACACGTCCTGCCAGGCTCCGACGGTGATGCGGCCACGGTATTCGCCCGGCAGGTTTCGCCATCGGATGGTGCCGAGGGTGCCGGCGAGCGCTCCGATTTTGGTTTTGGTTTGGAGTGCGTCGTTTTCGTCGCCGATGGTGCGTAGGTGGAGGGTGATGGTTCGGCGGTTGGGTATGGCGGATCCGATGGCGTCTTCGAGGCTTTGGTCGATGGGTGTGTGGCCGGGGATTTCGGTGATGGTGGTGGTGGGTTGGGTGGCGTCGATTTCGAGGGCGGCGTTGGTGAGCCATGTGCCGTAGTGGCTGATGGGTGTGTTGTTGAGGGTGAGGCTTTGGTTGTCTACTGGGAGGAGCGAGCGGTGGTATTGGCTCATGGTGTGTTGGCTCCTTTACTGTAGGCGTCCGAGTTCTTTGTTGAGTGCTGGGGCGAGGGTGTAGGCGAGGGTTTTGGGGTCGAGTTGGAGTTTGAGGATGGTTTGGGTGAGTGCGGTGATGATGGCGGTGGTGATGGCGGTTTCGGTGAGTTGGTTGGGTGTGGTTTGGGTGGTGGGGTTGTTGGGTGTTGTGGTGGTGGGTGTTGTTGGGGTGAGTGCGGTTTCGTATTGGTTTTGGACGGTTTGGGCTGCGGTTTGGGCTGCGGCGGTGGCTTTGCGGGTCATGTCGTCGATTTGGCTGATCATGGCGGGTGTGCCTTGTTTGATGCCGAGGCTTGCGCCGGCGGGTATTTGTTTGCCGACTTGGTCGCGGAAGACTCGGGACGGGCTGTGGATGCCGAGTGCGTTTTTGGCTTTGTCGACGAGGCCGGATAGGGCGTTGCGGATGTTGCTGTAGAGGCCGCCGATTGCGCCGCTGATGCCGTTCCAGAGGCCGCTGATGATGTCGCGTCCGGCTGAGACGAGCAGGTTGCCTGCGTTGCCGAACCAGCTGACGATTTTGCCGGGGAGTGCTCCGATGGTGCTGCTGATACGGCTGGCCATGTTGCTGGCGGCGGAGATCATGCCGGAGAATGCGCTGGACATGACGCCGGCTGCGGATCGGATGGCGTTGCCGATGGCGCCTGCGACGCCGGTGACGACGCCGGAGATCGCGTGGAACACGTTGGAGATCAGTGCCGAGAAGCCGGAGATGATGGCCCCGGCGGCGTTGATTGCGGTGCCGATCGCGTTAGCGGCTGTTTGGAATCCTCCGGATATGACGGCTACTACGGTGGCGATAATACCGCCGATGGCGGTGAGCATGACTTGGAGGAATCCGGTTACCGCCCCAACGAATCCGCTGACTATGGTGCTGACGGTTCCGAGTGCCGCTGTGACGGTGGAGACTGCCGAGGTGATGAACGCGAGGATGTTCGTGATGGTGGTGATGACCAGGCCTATTGCCGCGACGATGCCGCTAACGACGGATACGGCCACGGACAGGATGGTTTGGATGACCGGGAGCATCATTTGGATGCCGCTGATCACGATGCTGACCACGCTGGTGATGATGGTGACCAGTCCGCTGATGCCGGGCATGAGCGCGGTGATCAGGTTCATTGCCGCGGTCATGATCTGTTGGATGACCGGCATGAGCGCGGTGACGAGCTGGGCGATCAGCGGCATGAGCATGGTCATGAGCTGGGCGCCGAGCTGGGCGATCTGCGTGATGATCGGTATGAACTGTATGACCACCATCGATATCTGGTTGATCGCGTCGACGATCAACGGCATCATCTGCGCGGCGAGCTGTGCGATCAGGGCGATGATCTGGCCCATCACCGGCAGAATGCTTTGGATGGCGGATTGGATCACCGGCATAAGCGACGCGATCAATCCGCCGAGCATTGCCGCGAAATTGGCGAGCACGCTGACCAACGCTGGGATGACGGAGGAGGCTATGCCGCTGATCTGGTCGCCGAAATTGGCGAAGGCGAGCTTGGCGAGGCCCAGAGGACTGACCAGGCTCATGATCGTGCTGATCAGACCGACCAGCCCGGAAAGCGTTCCGCCGTTGGCGGAGAATGCCGTGGAAAACGCGCCGGCCACCTGTGAGGCCACGTCGATGATGCCGGAGAAGACATTGGATACGATCGTTGTGACGGACGAGAACGTTTGCCCGATCTGTGTGCCCACCCCGGAGAACACGCCGGGGAGTTTTCCGGCCACATTCTTGGCGGCGGTGATGATGCCGTCGAGTTTCGCAACGATCGGGGATCCTTCGAAGTCGAAGGTCTTGGCGAGAGATTCGACCAGCCCGTGGTTCTGGAGGCTTTCGACGAGCGTGGTGACTTTGCCGGTGATGGCGCTGGAAACGCTGCCGAGCGCCCCGGTGACCTTGGACAGCATCTGCTGCATACCGGCTGGCAAATAGGATGAGAGCTGGCCGATCGCCGCGGCCACGCCGGACAGCATGCCTGCGGCGATCTGTCCGACGCGCGGCATCACGTTCTTGGCGACGGTGATGACGGATTCGACGAGCTGCGCCGTCAATCCCTTCATGTCGGCGTCGCTTTTGCCCAGTTCGGTGAGCCAGTTCGCCCACGACGCCTTCATCATGCCCATCGCGCCTTCGATGGTGGTCGCGGCTTCGCGGCTGGTGGTGCCGGCGATGCCGAGATTCGCCTGCATGACGTGGATCGCGGCGACCACGTTGGCGAAGCTCGTGGACGAACCGTCGACGGTGACGCCGAGTTCCTTCTGCACGTCGGTCATCTGGGAGGCGTCCTTGATGAGCCGCTGCATTTCGGTCTGGGTGCCGCCGTAGCCGAGCTTCAGATTGTCGAGCATGGTGAAGTTGCCCTTGGCGAAGCCCTGGTACGCCATTTGCAGGGAGCCCAGATCGGTGCCCATCTTGTTGGCGTTGTCCGACATGTCGACCAGCGCCTTGTTGCCCATGTCGGCGGCCTTGGCGGTGTCGCCGCCCAATGAGCCGACTAGGGAGGCGGCGAACGACGTTACCTGGTTCATGTAGTCGTTCGCGCTCACGCCGGCGGTCTTGTACGCTTCGGCCGCGTACTGCTGCACGGTTTGGGACGAGTCCTTGAACAGCGTGTCGACACCGCCGACGGCCTGCTCGTAGGTGGCGTACGCGTCCAGTGCCTGCTTGCCTATGCCGATCACGGCGGCGCCCATGGCTGTGGCCCCCAAGGTCGCGGCGGTCGCCGCGGCGCTGAACAGGCCCTTGACGGTGCTGGCGGCGTTGGACGCCATGTCCTTGACCTTGCCGGCCGCCGCGTCTACGGCGGAACCCATCGCGTTGGCCGCGCCGGAGGCGATGGTGCCGAGACCACTGAACGCGGTATTGGCGACGCCCTTGATGCCGCCGAGATGGGAGCCTATGAGACTGGCGGCGTTCTTGAAGCCGTCGGGGAGTTTGCCGACCGCGTTGTTGACACGCTGGCCCACGCCGTAGGACACGTCGTCGGCGAACTGCTTGGCGACGCCCTTGACGTTGTTGAACGCGCCGCTGGCCTTGGAGCTGAAGCTGCTGGCGGCGGTCGTGATCTTGCCGACCGCGTTGGACGCGGTGGAGGAGGATCCGACGATGCTGCCCGCAAGCGAGCCGAATACGGTGCCCAGCGAAGCGGTCTTTGCCCTGCCTGCGTCAAGATCGTTGAAGCCGGTCTTGAAATTATTGAACGCGTTCTTGAGGCGATCCCCCAACGTGGCCGATTTGCTGGCGGCGTCGGCCTGCGCTACGGTCAGCGACTCTTGGGCCACCTTGAGGTTGCCGGTCGCGGCGGTGACGGCGATGTTGGCGAGCTTGAGGCGTTCCTGCGCCGCGGTCAGCTTCTCGGCCGCGGCTTTCGCCTGGGCGCTTTCGGCGCCGTGCTTCTGCACGGCCTGCGTGTACGCGTCCTCGGCCTTGATGGCCTGGGCGCTGGCGTTGGCCTGGGCGATGCGAGCCTTGCTGAGGGATTGGCTGGCGCTGGCCACGTCCTTCTGCAGCTGCTTGATGCCGACACTGTCGCCCAGGCCTTTGGTGGCGTCCTTGGCGCTGTTCTTGAATTCCTTGCCGAGCGTGGATCCGGCCTTCGCGCCGAATCCCTTGGTCGCATCAGCGAACGACTTCGAACCTTCGCTGCCGGCGGACTGCATCTCGCTGCGCACCGACTTCTTGAAGCCGGTCATGATCGGATAGATGCGGGCCGCCGCGGTCGCCACTATCTTTGCCATCCCCGTACCTCCTTTGACGTCATGGATCTATGGATTGGATGATGATTTCCTCGTCGAGTTCCGCGAGCGCCTGGTCGATTTCCTGTTGGGTGGCTTGTGCCCGGTTGATGCGGGTGTTCATGTTCCAGGGCATGATGCGGTCGGCGGTTTTGCTGTCGGGCAGGGTTGCGGCGAGTTGGAGGAGTTCGACGAGGGTGGATGGGTAGGCCCAGCCGGCGAGTTCGGCGCAGAGTGGTGTGTTGGTGTCTTTGGCGGCTTGGGTGATGAGGTCGTCGGTTTCTTGCCAGGTGATTTGGGTGCCGATTTGGTTGATGCCGATTCCGTATTTTTCGCGTAGGGTTGCGGTGATGGTTTGCCGGTGGTCGCGGATGAATCGGGCGAGGTCGGTTATTTTCCCATGGTTGCGCCGGTGATTTTTTGGATGGTTTCGAAGTAGTCGCTGGCGATGGCGGCCATGCTGGCGACTGGTTCGGTGGTGATGGTGTCGACGGTTTTCTTGTCGCCGAGGCGTTCGAGGAGGGTGATGACCTGTTGGACGGCGTCGTCTTCGTTGTTTTGGGTCATGGCGTTGATGTCGGCGAGGCTGAGGGTGAGTGGGAGGGTGACTCGTTTCTTGTCGGGGAATTCGGCGATGAACTGGTTGCCGCCGATGATGTGGCGGGGGCGGCTTTGCTTGGCGAGCTGGTTGATGGCGTCCTGTTCCTGCTGGTCGGTCCAGTTGTCGAAGTCGATGGTGGCGAGGTCGGTGGTGGTCATGTGGTTCCTTTCGTGGGTTGGGTGGGTATAGGAAGGCCCGCGGCGCTGGGTGGCGCTGCGGGCCTTGGTTGGATGGGGTTACTTGCCGGTGCTGGGGGTGGTCGGGGTGGTTGTGGTGGTCTTGGGCGGGATGAGCCACTGGCGGTAGAAGCCGCCCCATTCTTCGTTGCGGATCCAGTCGAAGGTGATGGCGTTGCCGGGGTTTTCGCCGCGGGTTTCCTGGTCGGGTTCGACGGTTTGGATGCGGGCGAGGCCGTTGCGGCGGCGCGTGTAGCCGTTCTTGTATTTGACGGCCTGGAAGAGGGGGAAGGTGGCGTCGTTGTCCCCGTCGACGATGATCATGCCGTTCTTGTCGGGGGTTTTGCCGGTGGTGAGCTGGATGATGAGTTCGTTGAATTCGGCGGCGGTGATCTGCAGGGTGCGGGTGCGGTCGCCTCCGAGCTTGTAGCCGTCCTGCCAGAAGTCGATGTCGTCGCCTTTGTCGCCGCCGTCCTGTGGGGCGCCGTCGGTTTTGATCAGGCCGACTTTGACGTATCCTTCGGGCAGTACGAGCGGGTCGGCGGCGCCTTTGTCGGGGTCGACGTAGGTGGGGGTGCCGGTGAGCTGGACGGCTACGAAACCGGTAATGGGGATGAGGACTTTGGACAGGTCGTTGCCTTCGGCGTCTGCTGTCATGCTGGTTTCCTTTCTTGGTTGGTTGGGTTATGCGGGTTCGCCCGCGCAGTGGTATTCGACGGTGAGGTAGGCGTGTGCCACGTCGGCGGGGTCGTCGATCGGATAGGGGCCGTTGCTGGTCTCGACGCTGGTGATGGGACTGTGTTCGGCTTGGCTGATGGCCGGATCGGTGAGGATCCCGGTGATGAGCCTGGCGAGGTCGTCGCATGCCTGGTCGTTTTGGCGGGTGCCGGCCCGAATGTTGACGGCGATGGACTGGTCGTATTGGACGAGGTCGTATTTGGTGGGCGTGAGCTCGTCGATGGTGATAAGCGGCCGGGCGAGCGGGTAGCGGAACGTTTTGGGTGTTTTCGTGGTGACGGTCGCGTCGACGTCGCGCTCGGCGAGCCGGGCGGTGAGATGGGCGACGGTCCAGCGTTTGAGGTCGGCTGGCATGAGGATCATGTGACCATCCTCATCGCGTTGGCGAGCGTGTGGTGTTTGGATTCGACTTCCATGGCGTGGTCGCAGTCGTTGGTGACCTGCCAGGCGTTGCGGTATTGGAATTCGACGTGTTCGACCGCGAGACTGTTGCGGTATTCGCCGGTGTCGACCGGTGCGATCGTCGCGGCGATGTCGAGCGCCTGCATGGCTTTTTCCCGGCACAGCTGGTCGACGCCCGGTTCCTTGAGGATCGTGTTGAAGAATCCCTGGTTGAAGTGGATGTCGATGCCGCCCACTTTGGCCATTAGCTGCCTCCTTGCACGGTTTCGAGGTCGGCGACGAGCGTGGGCCGCCACGCGGTGAACGGGTTGGTGTCGTCCGCCGGGATGCCGGTCACCCTGTAGATCGCGTCGCCGACCTGGATGCGGTCGTGTTCTCGGATGTCGATATTGGGGTTGGGCACGATCAGCTGTTTGATGGTGGTCGTGCCCATGTCCCTGGGATTGTCGCCGTCGACGGTTTCGCTGCTGGCCGTGCTGGCGATGTAGCCCTCGAAGGCGAGCGGGTCGGGATCCGACCAGTCCTCGTCGTAGGCGACGCCGTTTTCCAGGATGGGTTTGGCCCGCAGTCGGGTCATGGCGGTCAGGTGGGCCATGGTGAAGCCGTCGTCTTCGAGCGAGTCGTCGAAGAACGTGGTGGTTTCGTCGTCGTTCACTGCGGCCCCCAGTTGAGTCGGTACGGTTCGAGCATGTCCTTTTCGATGGAGAGGAGCTGCAGGCCGAGCGGCGCGCCGCCCGCGGTCAGGTAGCTGACGGACGCGCCGTTGACGGATTGGCTGGCCACTCCCGGCTGGGTGCGGGCTCGTTTGGCGAGGTTGCGGAGGAGTTCGAGGATTTCCGGCACGTCCTCGGGCGGGTAGCCGTGGTTGAGCTGCACGGCGACCGCTCGGGGACGGTCGGGCCAGTAACCGTTGCGCAGTCGGATGACGCCGGCCGCGCTCCAGTCGCACTGGTCGAGGATGTCCTGTCCGTCCACGCTGATCGAGTCGACCGAGTTGATGTGCTTGGTCGGCAGGGTGAGCGTGCGTCCGCCGTACGAGTCGACGGTGAGCAGTTCGTCCGTCGGAGGGCAGACGTGCCAGCCGCAGTAGCGTCTGATGACGGATTGGGCCGCGGTCTTCCACCATTGCGCGTCGATCGTCGGGTTGGCGACCATGTCCTCGTATGGCATGCGCTGCCTCCTTTCGACGGTCAGGCGGTGGCGGTGGTGACGGTGATGGCCGCGGTGGTGTTGTCGGTCTTGGTCAGGGTGCCTCCGGTGATCTTGCCGGACGCGTCGGCGGTCAGGGCGATGCTTTTGACGCCCACGCCCGCAGCGCCCG